AACCCATTCTACAACTGTCTGAAGCTGAAGTGATATATCATTTGCATTATCAATAATATTTAGTGCAGATAAAACTGCTAACTCACTACTACCTGCACCAATATATACTGGAGATTTACTACCACTCATAGTCTATATACTTTCTATCATTGATAAGATAACAGAACAATCTTGTGTTGAAGTTACTTTTATAATATCCCCTGTTAATGCAGGAGTACCTGCATTATTCAAGGCATGTTGCAAAACCATCTTACCCGGCATAAGATCTATCGAAGTATCTGCCGGTAATGGTATTGTATCGCATAACGCAATAACCGTTGCATCAAAATAACCAGTTAAAGTAACTGTTAATGTGCCTGCAGCAGATGCAGTTGATGCCACAAAAAATCCAATTATAACTGAATCTGCCGCAGCAGGAGTTGCATCATCACTTACAGGTGCTGTGAATATAGTTGTTTCGGTAGCAGCCGGGACATTGACTGCATACCTCATATACCTTTCTGCCATATTAATCTCCTAGTATCATTTGATTTTTCCTAGCAACTCTTTCCATCATTGCCTCTAATGTTTTCTCTGTACCCTGATCAATGGCATATGCATTATCCAATACCACTGAGCCAGAAGCATAAGTTACTTTAGCTGTTCCAACTGTAGCCAATAAATTACTTGATGCATCACTAATTGTTCCAGACCACTTTTGATTGGTCAGCGTTTTATTAGTAAAAGAATCTACACTATCTATTGTTGGAATTGTGTAGCTTGCTGTACCATCATGAACCTTTAATCTCCAAGGATCTCCACTATCATCTGATTTAAGAACAGTAAACTCTCCTTCTGAACCAGTAAACGTAGTATGTTCAGTAGCAGTTCCCCTTCTAAATTGTATACTTATTCCCATTATCTCCTCACTACCATTCTATTTAAGTTTATCCCACCAGTTATAGAAGCAGGAGTTAATGGTTCAACACGATGAGCATCAGCTATAAGTTGCATTTTCTTATTCAAAAAATATCCACTCTTCTCAACATTCCTTAAATCATGTTCCTTTAAATATGCTCTTTCCAATGTGCCATACGTAAGTGCATCAACCCATACTGGATCTATATCACATGTGGTTTGATAATCAGTTGATGTAATAGAAAATGTATCTGTATAATTACCAATAGTTTCTCCATCGGAATCAAAAGTCAATGAAATACCTGCATCATCAACCAATGCTGTTGATGTTCCAACAATCCAACCCTGTAGAGTTGTGACTATTATCCTTACTACAGGATTGTCTGCACTTGTAGTATCTGTATACTGATATGGAACCTCATCACTCATTCTGGGTGGACGAGATGTTCCTGTTAATTTTAATGTTGCTTCTTCAGTAGGTATAGGCCACACAGTTATAGTACCTGAAGACTTCTGGTCAATTACAAGTGCCTGTGGAGTGCCCGTAGAAATTGTCCAATCTTCTGTCCAGTTATATAATGGATTACCAAATATCTGTGTTACAGAATATTCACCTTCCTTAGTGGTAGCTGGGAGCCTTCCCTCTGAAGCAAGCTTCTTCATCTCAGAGGTTGTGACAACTGGTAGTTCCCTACCTTTAATTGATCCTCCACTTATATCCATAAGCGTAGAAGGAAGTGCTATTTGATAATTCGTGGCACTAATAACTATATCCCTGTCTTCCACAGGCAACCTGATAGTCCTCACAAGATCCAAGACTGCATCATGAATATAATTATTTAATTCAGTCTTTGTCCAACGAACATATTCTAAATCCTGAAGAACAGTCGTTACCCGTGACCTGATATCAACCAACTCAATCATGCAACTTCAACTCTTTCTAATTGTGCATTAACCTTATCCTTATCCACATTAGAATTATCAGGAGTTTTCAGTACCTGCACATTATACCTGCAAACTTCATAACCAATCAGTGGGGAACCTTCCTGTGCCTGATGGTACTTTGTCTCAACTGCATCCATAAGCACACTAAAATGCCCCGGAGGTATAGCCCTACGAGAATTTCTGGGGAACCTCATTACCCAGTCATTCCATGTAACAGTAACCGGCCCCATCTGAGATGGATCGTCACCATACCCAATTACTACAACTCCCCAACCCGGAGGTACTTTTAAGTCCTTGTCAACCTCGACAGCCATATCCTTCTGGAAGGTCTTATGCACAGACACATTCTTTCTACGTCCTGAATCGTACATTGGACTATTAAGATCATGTCCATATTCCCCTACTGGAAGTAATCCTCCTGCTAATTCGCCACTCATATTATTGCCCTTGTTTTAATGAAAAATAAAATTCT